ATAAAAGCTGTAGATTTTGACGAAAGAGTAGACATAATTCCTGTATCAGACCCAAATGCAGCGACAATGGCGCAAAGAATCATGCAATATCAGGCAGCTTTGCAACTTGCACAGTCTGCACCACAGTTATACGACCTACCAAAGCTACACAGACAGATGTTAGAGGTGTTAGGCATACGTGATGCGCAAGATATCGTACCATTAGAGGATGACATCAAGCCTACAGACCCTGTATCAGAGAATATGGACATACTTAATGGCAAACCTGTAAAAGCTTTCGAGTATCAGGACCATACTGCGCATATCACAGTGCATATGTCTATGTTACAAGACCCCAAGATACAAGAACTTGCTGGTCAAGCACCTAATGCGGAAGCAATACAGGCTGCATTGAGCAATCACATAGTAGAACATTTAGGATTTGAATACAGAAGGCAGATAGAAGAAGAGATAGGAACTAAACTACCACCTGTAGGAGAACCACTACCACCAGAAATAGAACTAAGACTATCTACTCTAGTGGCAGCAGCAGCACAACAATTACTTGGTAAGAACTTACAAGCTGCACAGATGGAACAAGTACAAGAACAGATGCAAGACCCTGTTCTACAAATGCAACAACAGGAACTTGCTATTAAAGCACAACAAGCGCAAGACAAAGCAAGCACTGATGAAGCACGTATAGCTGCTGACTTAGAGAAAGCTAGAATGAAAGATGAACTAGAACGTATTAAGATCGAAGCTGATCTTGAAATGGCTGGTGCTAAAGTTGGTGCTGACATAGCTAGAGTATCTGCACAAGAAAGAACTAAAGGTGCAGAGATAGGTAGAAAGATCGCAGAAACTTTAACTAAAGACGATGGAAGTTGATATAAAGTTTACAGAAGACTTGACACAAAGTTTAAACGATGAGATAAATAGAATTACTGAAGTCATTGTAGATGGTGAAGTGAAAGATTTAACTGAACTTTATCACCTCAAAGGCAAGATCGAAGGGTTACGTATTGCCCTCCGTGAGATAACTGATAAATATAATTCAGTTGTAGAAAGTTAATACGCACCTTTCGTGGTGAAAGGAAAGGAGAACGTCAAACTCCTATATATATTTGATGCAACATAAGGAAACTTATGACAGTTGAAGCAGTAAAAGAGGAAGCTGTAGAGAAAGCGGAATCCGCAGAACCTACACAACTTCCCGAACCTCAAGGGTATAAAATATTGATAGCACTACCAGAACACGAAGAAGTATCTGATGGTGGTATTATTATTGCAGACCAGTATAGAAAGAGAGAGGAGACAGCATCCATAGTGGGTTTTGTTTTGAAGATGGGTCCAGATTGTTATAAAGATGAAAATAGATTTCCTACAGGACCATACTGTAAGGAAGGCGATTTCATCATTATGAGATCATATAGTGGCACACGCATGAGTATTCATGGCAAAGAATTTAGACTTATTAATGATGATACTGTAGAAGCTGTTGTAGATGATCCTAGAGGAATAGAGAAAGCATGATGGAAGAAGCACAAGCTTTAGAAGAGGAACTTGCTCCTACTACAGAAGTACAAGTACCTGTACCTGATGTAGAAATAGAGGTAGTTGATGATCGTCCAGTGGAAGATCAAAGACCACCAAAGCAAGAATTAGCCGATGATGATGTCGATGAAGAGATAGAAGGCATTGGTGAAAGAACTAAAAAACGTATAGACAAACTTAAGTTTGATTATCACGAAGAGCGCAGAAAAGCAGAAGCTGCCCAAAAAGTAAGGGATGAAGCTGCTGGCATAGCAAAACAGTTACATGATGAGAATCAAAGACTAAAAGCTACAGTTGCTAAGAGTGAAGATGCATTACTTAATAGTTTAAAAACTAAAACCTCTACTGAGATAGAGGCAGCTAAAGAAACTTATAAGCAAGCATACGAGGCTGGTGACACTGAAAAGTTACTAGAGGCACAAGAAAAGTTATCAGCAGCTTATGCTGATAAAAATTATGTTGATAATTATCAACCACAAATGCCTCAACCAGTACAGCAACCTCAACCACAACAATATGCACAACCTCAATATGCACAACCAACACAAGAACAGGTATCAATAGACCCTGCTGCTGCTGAATATATAAGGCAGAATCCTTGGTTTGAACGTGCTGGCGATGAGGATATGACAGCATTAGCTTATGGTATGCACGCTAAATTAGTAAGAGAAGGAATTGATCCTATAAGAGACTCTGAAACTTACTATTCAAGAGTAGACGAAGCTGTAAGACAAAGATTTCCAGAACGCTTTGAGGACAACACTGCATCCTCACAGCGACCCTCGACTGTGGTAGCACCTGCTAATAGAGCAAGTACTAAACAGCGCACAGTGCAGTTAACCAAGACTCAAGTTACTCTCGCCAAGAAACTTGGACTTACACCAGAACAATACGCAGCGCAATATGCGAAGGAGCAAAGATAATGGAAAAGTCAGAACAAAATGATGTTCAAGAGCGCAACCCACGTGAATTAGAGTCAAGAGACTCTGAGCAACGAGAACAACCTTGGTCTCCCCCAAACTTGTTGCCTGACCCTAAACCTGAACCCGGATATGTTTTCCGTTGGATACGTACAGCATCTGCTGGACAGTCTGACAATATGAATGTATCAACTAAGTTCAGAGAAGGTTGGACACCTGTTAAAGCAGAGGATCATCCTGAATTGCAAATGGTTAGGGATACTAACTCGCAGTTTAAAGATGGTGTAGAGGTAGGTGGATTGCTTTTATGTAAAGCACCTGAAGAAGAAATCAAGAAGCGTGCTGATTATTATATTCAGCAAGCGGATCAACAGATGTCTGCTTTAGATGCTAACTACATGAGGGATGAAAACCCTGCCATGCCTATGTTTAAAGAAAGGAAGACACAGGTTACTTTTGGTAAAGGTGGTAAGTAATTACTATCTTTTTTGTTAAATTTTTGTATAAAAGGTATATAAAATGAGTAGTTCAGCAACACCTTACGGAGCAAGACCTGTCGGCACTTTGTCTGCAAGCGGTTCTTTCACCGGCAAGGTAAGACATTACGGCATAGCTTCTGGCTATGGCACTGCAATTTTCTATGGCGATTTCGTCAAGTTAGTTGCTGCTGGTACAGTCGAAAAAGACACTGGCACAACTACATTGACTCCCGTAGGAATTTTTCTAGGTGTATCTTATACCGATCCAAATACAAGCCAGAAAACTTTTTCTCAATACTTTCCAGCAAGTACAGCAGCTGATGATATTCAAGCTTATGTATTGGATGACCCAAATGTTCTTTTCGAAATGCAAGCAGATGGCTCAGCCGCTGTGACCAATATCGGAAACAATGTAGCGGTAGTTCAAACTGCTGGTTCAACAAGTATTGGAACAAGTAAAAACGCCATTGATATATCTACAGCAGCCACTACGACTGCTACACTTCCTGTAAGGATAGTAGATATCTCGCCTAAATCTGACAACGCAAGCGGTGATTCATACACTGATTTAGTTGCTAAGTTTAATGCGGGGCATATCATGGACAATACAACTGGCATATAAAGGAGAATAAGAAATGGCAATTTCAAGAGCGCAGTTACTTAAAGAACTCCTTCCGGGATTAAATGCCCTGTTTGGATTAGAGTATGCTAAATACGAGAATGAGCATGAGCAGATTTATGAAACAGAAACTTCTGACAGATCGTTTGAAGAAGAAGTGAAGTTGAGTGGATTTGGTCAAGCTTCTGTTAAAGATGAAGGTTCAGCTATCAATTACGATACTGCACAAGAGTCTTTTAGCACTCGTTACAACCATGAAACAATAGCGATGGGTTTTGCTATAACTGAAGAAGCAATGGAGGATAACCTCTATGATTCGCTTTCTGCACGTTATACTAAAGCACTTGCTAGAAGCATGGCTTACACAAAGCAAGTAAAAGCTGCGAATCCTCTTAACCAAGGATTCTCAGGTGGTTCGTTTAATTCTGGCGATGGTGTAGATTTGTTTTCTACTGCACACCCTTTGGTGTCAGGAGGAACAAACTCCAACACATTTGCAACACAAGCAGACCTTAATGAAACTTCATTAGAGAACGCTGTGATTCAAATAGCTGGATGGACTGATGAGCGTGGACTGTTAATAGCAGCTAAACCACGTAAGCTTATCGTTCCACCAAACGGCATGTTTACTGCTTCACGTATCTTAGAATCTGATGGTAGACCAGCGACAGCTGATAACGATCTCAACGCAATCAAAGCGAATGGAAGCATTCCTGAAGGTTACGTTGTTAATCACTTCCTAACAGACACTAATGCATTCTTCATAATGACAGACGTACCAAATGGCTTTAAGCACTTTGCACGTACTCCATTAGAAACAAGTATGGATGGTGACTTTGATACTGGTAATGTAAGATACAAAGCAAGAGAAAGATATTCCTTTGGAGTGTCTGATCCACTAGGTATTTTTGGTTCTTCGGGATCAAGCTAGTAACTTGAGGGGAGTTGAAATGATATATACTCCCCTTTCTTTCTAGGGATTAAATTAATCTATCGACTGCCCTAGCAGACTCGCCAAGACGATAGAATTTATTAAGGAGACTTAGTATGGCAAAATCAACATTTTCAGGACCGGTTAGATCACTAGCTGGTTTTATTTCAGCAGGTAATGCTACAGTAACTAGCCTTACTGCTGACACAACTCTCACAGTCGCAGCACACTCAGGTAAGATACTTACTTGTAATGACGCTGATGGTAAGTTTACTTTACCTAGTATTGTGGCTACAGCACCAAATTCAGATGATGATCCGAATCAACTTAATAACTTAGGTGCTTCATTTACTTTTGTAATTGAAACAGCAGCTACAGACTTAGATATTAAAACTGATGGAACTGATAAGTTCGTTGGTGGACTGTATATGGGTAAAAGCGATGCAGCAGGTAAAACATTTTTCTCAGGTGCAAGCAATGATGTTATAACTTTGAATGGTACAACTAAAGGCGGTATAGCTGGAAGTATCATTAGAGTTACAGCTATAGGTTCAGCCAAGTACGCAGTAGAAGGTATAGTCCTTGCTTCCGGTACTGTAGTAACTCCATTTGCTGACGCTTAAGGGGGTGCATAGTGGCTGATGCAGTAACAACACAAACCATCTTAGATGATGGCGGTAAAAACTTAATAGTTAAGTTAACTAATATTAGTGATGGCACTGGAGAAAGTGATGTCACTAAAGTTGATGTATCTGCTTTAACTTCAGGTATTAATGGTCAAGCTTGTTCTGGTATCAATATAAATAGAATATGGTTTAGTAATGTAGGTATGGGTTTCAAATTATTTTGGAATGCTACATCTAATCAATTTATTTTAGAAGCTGGTGCAGATCAAACTGACACATGGGATTTTACTTGGAGTAATAAAAGTTTGCCGGGCATATCTAATAATGCAGGTAGCGGAAAGAATGGTGATCTATTATTAACAACTGTTGGACACACCAGCGGTGATAGTTATAGCATCATAATTTGGGCAAACAAAAGCTACGATACCGCTACTACAGCGTAATGTCTAAGTCAGTAGAAACTGATAACTTACCTTTAGAAGCACGTTTAAGTGGTTTAGAAAGAGAGTACGCTCTACGTTATGAGTACATAGAGCGTAGACTCGATGAAGGTAGCAAGAAGTTTTTAAGAATAGAAAATATGCTGTGGGGTCTTTATGGTTTAGTTTCTGTTGCAGTCGCATATATTAAATTTATATGATGGAAGAATCTGTAAAGAAAAAAATTAACCTTGAAGTAGAGATAGATGCCAATGCTAATAGTGCAGGTGACAATCCTTTTCAGAAGTGGATACACCTAGCAAGAACTGTGGATGCTTGGAGAATATTTCCAAGAGCGTTTGTAACTGTATATATCATATTACTTTATAAAGTTGTCACTTGGTTTATGGATATACCTGAACCAAACTTAGAACAAGCTGGTTTAGTATCTATAGTCGTAGGTGCAATGGCAGCAGTGTTTGGAATATATGCAGGTACTTCAGGACAGAGTAAAAAATTTAAAGGAGAAGATTAATGGCTAAAGGCGTAAAACATTATTTTAGAGATGGCAAAGAATTTAAAGGTAATACACATAAAATGCCGGATGGTAAGTTGCACTCTAATAAAACTCATACTAAAACAAGTAAACCCCTTTTTCATTTTAATGAGTTAAGCGCAAGAGCAAAGAAGAAAGCGAAAGGTAAAGGATAATGCCCAAAGACTCTAAGTTAAAAAATGCAGGAGTAAGTGGATACAATAAACCAAAACGAACTCCTAATCATCCTACTAAATCACATGTAGTAGTAGCTAAGAAAGGAGACAAAACTAAAACAATACGTTTTGGTCAACAAGGTGTGAAGGGTGCTGGAAAAAATCCTAAGTCTAAAAAAGACAAAGCACGTAAGAAATCATATTATGCAAGACACAATGCACAAGATGCTAATCCAGATAAGTTTAGTGCAAGGTATTGGAGTCATAAGGTTAAATGGTAATAAGTAGAACTCAAACTAAAAAACAAATGACAGGCAAAAAAAAGAAATCAAGGGTAAATGAAGCTGGTAATTACACAAAACCGGGTATGCGTGAGAGAATGTTTAAACGCATTAAGGCTGGTGGTAAAGGTGGAAAGCCCGGACAATGGAGTGCTAGAAAAGCACAAATGTTAGCTAAACAATATAAAGCAAAAGGTGGAGGATATAAATGAGCAAAGACTTAGAGCCAGTAGTAAAGCAGTTGCAGAACGCATCTAAGATGCACGCAGCGCAAGCTAAGATAGTAAAGAATCATATAAAGGGTATGAATAATGCCTCTAAAAAAAGGAAGTAGTCAGAAAGTAATATCTTCTAATATTTCTAAATTAAAGAAAGAAGGGAGACCACAAAAACAAGCAGTGGCTATTTCATTAAATAAAGCATATGGCAAGAGACCCAAAAGAAGGAACAGGAAAAAAACCTAAAGGAAGTGGAAGGCGTTTATATACAGATGAAAATCCTAAAGATACAGTACCCATTAAGTTTGCAACACCTACAGATGCAAGAAAAACAGTTGCAAAAGTCAAACGAATTAAAAAACCTTTTGCTAGAAAAATACAAATACTTACAGTCGGTGAACAAAGATCAAAAGTTATGGGTAAATCTAAGGTCTCTAATATATTTAAAAAGGGTAAAGACTCAATAAGAAAAGCACATGGCAATAGCAAAAAGTCAAAAAAGTCTTAAAGACTGGACTAAACAAAAATGGCGTACTAAGTCAGGTAAGAAGTCGTCTGAAACAGGAGAAAGATATTTACCTGAAAAAGCCATCAAAGCCATGTCTAGTGCGCAATATGCAGCTACTACTAAGAAGAAAAGAGCAGATACTAAGAAAGGTAAACAATTTTCTAAACAACCAAAGTCTGCTGCAAAGATATCAAAGAGGTATAGGTGATGTATGAGTATGGTTGTAAAGTTGAAAGAGTCGTTGATGGCGATACTGTTGACGTTGTTTTGGACCTTGGGTTTGACATTTTTCATAAGTGTCGTGTTCGTCTTTATGGCATTGATACTCCTGAGTCACGCACTCGTGACCTTGATGAGAAAGCTAGAGGAAAAATGGCTGGGTCTTTCTTAAAAGAATCTATAGATGCAGGTAATAAGATTGTTATACAAACAAAACTAAAAGATTCTAGGGGTAAGTATGGAAGAGTGCTAGGTAATGTAGTGGTTGATGATGTAAACATTAATGAACAAATGGTTGACAAACATCTAGCAGTAAAATACTTTGGACAAAGTAAAGAAGATGTTGAACAAGAGCATCTTAAGAATAGACAAATATTAATTGATAACGGAACATTTGAACCTTAAAATAAATTAACATGTTTAAACAACAGGAGAAAAAATATGCCAAATGTAGGTAAAAAGAAATTTGCTTATGATGATGCTGGTATGAAGGCAGCACGTGAGGAAATGAAAAAATCAGGTAAAGATATGATTATCAAGTTTGATGAAGGTGGAAAGGTAGATGACTATCAAGACAGCCTTGTTAAAAAATTTGGTGATGGTGGTATGTACAAAATGGCTGGTGGTGGTATGCCTATGTATCACGAAGGCGGTATGGGCAAAAAGAAAAAGAAATAATTTATGGCAACAGCCACTACTAATAACTTTGATTTAGATATAGCAGAAGCAGCAGAA